ACCCTGAATTCAACTTTTATTCAGGATAATCCACCTTTAGCTCGTAATTTGGCTGTTGGTGCTGGTGCTAATGGTCAGCAATTACTCTTGGATGCTTTCTTTGATATAACTGCTGCTCGTCCGTTGCCTATGTATTCTGTACCTGGTCTCATTGACCATTTCTGATATGACTGGTTGGGAAATTCCTGCTGCGATGGCCGTTGCCAATTTTCTTGGCAACGAGCGTACTAATGCCGCTAATGCTGACGCTGCTGAAAATCAAATGAATTTTCAGGAGCAAATGAGCAATACAGCATATCAACGTCAGGTTAAGGATTTAGAGGCCGCTGGCCTTAATCCTATGCTTGCCTATATTAAAGGTGGTGGTGCTTCTACACCAGCTGGTGCAATGCCGACTTATCAAAATTCGGCTGCATCTGCTACTCAGGGTTATTTGTCTGCTACTCAAGCTCAGAAGACTTCTGCTGAAACTGCTAAAGTTCCATTTGAAATTTCTAAATTAGTTGCTGATACTTTGAAAGTTGAAACTGATACAGTTTTGTCTAATCAGCAAATTGATAATTTAAAAACTGAGAATGAAAAAGCTAAAGCTGTGATTGACAATTTGAAGATCGAATATCAAAATTTGTTTAAACAAGGATTGAATTTGACTGAGGTTGGAAATCAAATTCGTAAGAACATTGATTTGATGGATGCTCAAATTACTAATTTTTCTGCTATTACTGACAATACGTTAGTTTTAAAGGAGATTAATTCTTTGGAGCAGGTTTTGCGTCAGTTTGATGTTAAGGCCGCTACCGATACTGGAAACTTGGGTCGTGAATACAACCAAGTTAAAGGTTTGCTTGATGTTTTCCGTGTTTTAACCCGTAAATAAAGGATTTTTTATGACTAAACTTGCTGCTGCTTTGGACAAGTTCGATATCCAGTCTGAGAAGACTGGTCTTTCTTGTTTGGATGATTCTTTAACTCAACAACAATTTAAAGAAGAAGCCGATATTAATACGATTGTTAATCGTTTTTTGAAGACTGGTGTTCTTCCTACACCTAACACTTTCCCACAATATGTGGATTTTGAGGGTGTGTTTGATTACCAGTCTGCCATGAATCTCGTTCGTGCTGCCGACGAGTCTTTTATGCGTATGGACGCTAAAGTGCGTTCTCGTTTTAATAATAGCCCCCAAGAGTTCCTTGAGTTTTTTGCAGACCCTGCAAATAGCGAAGAGGCGATTCGCTTGGGATTGGCTATTCCTCAACCCTCTGCTGTCACGAAAGTGACAGAAGAGGTCACGGCGTCTAAGCCGGAATGAGTTAGTATTGGGCACAGTGACTTACTTGATGTAACTGTGCCCATTGACACCAAACCCTAAGGAGATTTTAAATGAAACCACTAAGTCGTAGCCCTGTTCACAAGCATAGTTCTGCTGGACAATTCCGTTCTAACGTAGGTCGTACTAAGATGATTAACATCAAGGCTGCGCCTATGCGTGGCGGTATCCGTCTATAAGGGTATTGTGTGTACTTCCCTCTGGTCGCATCCCACCCATGGCCCATTAAAGTGTGGCCAATGTGTGGAGTGTCGTTTAGCTTACTCTCGGGAGTGGGCGATACGTATTACGCACGAGCAAATGCTGCACGAAAAATCTTGTATGCTGAACCTCACGTATGATGATGCGCACTTACCCAAACATGGTCAACTGCTTAAAGAAGACTTGCAAAAGTTTTTTAAGCGTTTACGAAAGGCGGGGTTTAAGTTTCGGTATGTTGCTTCTGGAGAGTATGGAGATGAAACCCGACGTCCTCACTTTCATATTGCGTTGTTTGGAGTGGACTTTGATAATGATCGCGTCCTTTTTGGTCGTTCTGCTAATGGTGACAGGACTTTCATTTCTCATGCAGCTGGTCTGGCATGGAGAGACAAGTTCGATCAGTCTATTGGGAACCACCTTATTGGTACCCTCAATTTTGAATCTGCTGCTTACATAGCTCGTTATATCATGAAAAAGATCAAAGGCCCTAACGCTTCTCCTCTGCCCTTGGCAGTTCTTGATGATGGAGAATGCGTAATGCCAAATCCTGAGTTCATGTTAATGAGTAAAGGGATTGGCAAAGGATGGTTTAGAGATTATTTCATGTCAGATGTTTTCCCGACTGGTTCAGTCGTGACTACTCAAGGTTCTAGGGCTCCAGTCCCTAGGTATTACAAAACTTTGTTAAAGGAGTTAGGCCATGATTTAGCTTTAGATATGCAGTTTCGCTCGTCGGTGAGAGCCGACATGGATGCAGAGCGTAATATGTTTGAAAATCAACCCATCCGTAAAATTGCGAGACAGAGAGTTTCTGAATCTCGCTTAAATCAATCAAAACGAACACTTTAAAGGTCTTATATGTTGCAATTTGTAGTTTCTGTTAAAGATCGCGCAGCCGATGTTTTTAACCGTCCATTTTTTGTCCCTCATCGTAATGTTGCTGTGCGTGACTTTACTGATGAAGTTAATCGTTCTGCTGCTGATAATCAGTTGAATAAGCATCCTGACGATTTTGATTTGTATTTGCTTGGCGTATTTGATGATAACGCCGGTACTTTTAGCATGGAAGAACAACCCGTTGTTTTGGTTCGTGCTAAAGATGTAATTCAGACCGCAGTTGCCGCTGTCTGACCTTTGCACCCCTTCGGGGGTGCTTTTTTTTAACTTCTGGAGTTTTTATGTTTTCTAATAAATCCGCTAGTTCTCATAGCTTTGCTATGGTTCCTCGTTCTGATGTTCCTCGTAGTCGTTTTCAGATGCAAAAGACATTGAAAACTACTTTCGATTCTGGTTATCTCGTGCCAATTATGTGTGAAGAGGTTTTGCCCGGAGACACTTTTAATGTTAATGCCACACTTTTCGGCCGTTTGGCTACCCCCATCTTTCCAGTTATGGATAATCTCCATATCGACACGCAGTTTTTCTTTGTACCTAATCGTTTGGTCTGGTCGAATTGGGTTAAGTTTATGGGGGAGCAAAATAACCCTACCGATTCGATTTCCTACTCTATACCTCAACAAGTTTCCCCAGCTGGCGGTTATGCAGTTGGTTCGTTGCAGGACTATCTTGGGTTGCCTACTGTCGGACAAGTGGGCGCTGGTAATACGGTTTCACACTCTGCTTTGCCCGTTAGAGCCTGTTCATTGATTTGGAATCAATGGTATCGCGACGAAAATTTGCAAACTTCTATTACTGTTCATACTGGTGATGGTCCTGATGCTTCACCATCTACTAATTATGTTTTACAGCGTCGTGGTAAACGACATGATTATTTTACGTCTGCTTTACCTTGGCCTCAAAAAGGTGGTACTCCTGTAACTATTCCTCTGGGTACTTCTGCTCCTGTTTATGGTACTGGTAAAGCTTTAGGTTTCTGGGATGGTGCTTCCCAAATGGGTGCTCGTTTCGCTGATGGTCGTAATGCCATTTTGGCTAATATTAGTGATTACAATCAGCCTGTTGGTGCTGCTTCTTCTGGTTCTGTTAATTCTGGTAACGTTGTTGCTGGTATTGTTACTTCTGGACAGTCTGGTTTGTATGCTGATTTGAGTAATGCTACTGCTGCAACTATTAATCAGTTGCGTCAGTCTTTCCAAATTCAGAAGTTGTTAGAGCGTGATGCTCGCGGTGGTACTCGATATACAGAAATCTTACAAAGTCATTTTGGCGTACGGAGCCCCGATGCAAGGCTTCAAAGGCCTGAATATTTGGGTGGTGGTTCTTCTTTGATTTCTATTTCACCCGTGATGCAGACTTCTGCTACTGGTGTGTCTGGTGGTTCTACTCCTATTGGTAATTTGGCTGCTTTTGGTACCTTTTTGCATAAAGGACATGGTTTTACCTATTCATGTGTTGAACATGGTCATATTATTGGTTTTGCTTCTGTTCGCGCTGATCTTACTTACCAGCAAGGTTTGCGTAAGTTATGGTCTCGTTCCACTCGTTATGACTATTATTTTCCTGCTTTTTCTCATCTTGGTGAGCAAGCTATTTTGAACAAGGAGATTTATTGTGATGGTTCAGCAAACGATTCTTCAGTTTTCGGTTATCAGGAACGCTGGGCTGAACTACGTTATAACCCTTCCCAAATCACTGGTTTGTTCAAGTCAACGTCTGCCGGAACGATTGACCCTTGGCATTATGCTCAAAGGTTTAATACGCTTCCTACCCTGAATTCAACTTTTATTCAGGATAATCCACCTTTAGCTCGTAATTTGGCTGTTGGTGCTGGTGCTAATGGTCAGCAATTACTCTTGGATGCTTTCTTTGATATAACTGCTGCTCGTC